TTCTTTAGCTTGTCTTGGGCTAGTCTGCCAATTAAGGGCTGCATGATGTGACCAAACTGCACCGCTTCAATATGAGATAAATCAGGGATCTCCTTTTTGCCCTGCTTTTCTAGAATGACATCCACCATCTTGCCATTAGCGACCTTACGACTGTCACCTGACCAAATAGCGGATTTACGCACCTCTGGCGCAAAATCAGCTTGATCGTTCATTCTGTCACCTCAATTAAAGTAGCGATAATCTGCCTGTAGTTAGCAACACGAGAATTAAATAGCTCAATTTCTTCTCCAAGCGCATCAATCTCCTTCTTGAGCTGATTGATCTCATCACACATTTGAATGATTTGATCGTCTTGGCGTGCCACTAATAGCTTGAGTTTTTCTTGCTCTGCATCCTTGTTTAACTGGTCAAAAGTAACCTTAATCCCTTTTGGAACTGGGAAAGGTGTCTTAGGTTTGTTTTTACTGCCTTTTGGTCTGCCTTTTGGTCTGCCTTTTGTTGCCATGATTAACTCCTTGTAGTTAGGTTATCTACCGAATGGAATGGTAGAGAGATCATCCAATTCCTCGTCTGTCCATTTGAGGGATCGAATTGGGGTAAAGAATTGACCGACCATACCGCAGCCAGTTGAGATGGAATACTCTCTCTCAATTCTTGCAAAATAGAATTTGGGTTCTCCCGTTACGGGATCAGTGCGTGAGGTGCGTAGGCAATAGCCCGTCTGCTCCTCATAATGCTGGCAATCTTTACAAAGATTCATAGCAAATTGTCCTTTAATAAATAGTTAGGTTAGGTACTACAGATAGAACATTACTACATTATTTGCATTAGTGCAATTTATTTGTTAAGTGTTGTTTTCTCCTCAATTGGTTTGCTTGGATCGTGGATCACTACATCCCCCTGGGCGTTGATGTAATACAGATCCCCTAGCTCTTTTGCTTTGATTAAATTACGGGTTTGAACTCTAGCGTTCATCTCCATCCACTTTGTTGCATCATCATCTGCTTTACTCATACTTCCTCCTATAGGTTTAAAAGTCCTTGTGTTTCTACTGCATCCCCTGAATCGTATCTACTGCTATCCCCCTTGGGGTAGGGTTCAATTTGATATTTCAATAGGTTTTTCATAACCTTTTTTTGGCGCTTATCACCATGAAAATAAATGTATCTGTGCTTTCGGGATCTCTCGGTATAGTAAAAATCATCCCCGTACTTTTCCTTGATAGATTCCAAGGTCATGCCATCTGATAGGGTTTTACTGTGCTTATGCTCTAAACCCTTAACAGTCCAATCAACCCTATTGGCGGATAAACCTGTATAGATAAAGTTGGTAGCCTGATAAACATACCCTACATGACCTTTACCAGTATCAGCGTAGGAAACTACTATTGTTGGTTTAGGCAATAGCTTGATGGAATTAGCAACCAAAAAACTAGCTTGGTTTTTAGTGTTATCCAATAGGCAAACCCTATTTAGCTCTAGCACCTTATCTGAGTATTCCTTGCCACAGATCCCCATACATAGCGCAGGGGAAGCTGGTATTCCATAAGTAACCACTCCAACCAATTGACCATCCTCGTACAAACCAAAGGCGTGCATGATTTGGGGAATCCTTTTGGCGTAGTGCTTTTTAAGCAACCAAGGGTGTGATTCGTAGGGTTTTATAGGCAATACTTGCATAAGTTATTTTTTTATGATTTAATTCGTTCCATTGAGGACTAGAAACACTCAAGACAGGGTTTTATAGGTGGTTTTATGGGTTTTGGAAAGTATCATGCAAGCATATTTTCTAAAGCCGTTTCTAGCATAAAGCTACCTATAAAGCCCTTTTTTATTGCTCCAGCCCTCGATATAACGGGAGCATTACCCACTCCTCCTAAACATTGTGGTGATGGATAGGGATAAACGAGGTGGCTAGTATCTGTCAGACCTTTACAGGATCGCTCTGGCTTAGTTAAGCACCAACCGATAAACGATAACCACTTGCATTTTTGCAAACCTCCGCTTTTTTTGCGGGTTAGGTTCTTAGCAATTGCAAAACCAATTGGGGTTCTCATGGGGTTCTCACAATACCAAGAGCAAACCAACCAGCAACACCAAGCCAAAGACTGAAAGAGTATCTATCACCTCATTCATGCGTATGCGTAGGCGTACAGGCGTATGCGTAGGCGTTTTGTTAATAAATAGATGACGCTCAATAGTAAAAATATCTTTATTTCTCATATATACCTCAAAAAATAGTTAAAACGGTTTAAAAGCGATATAAAGCGATAAAAATAGGCAAGTGATACCTAAGTACCACTCACCTACTGAAAACGCCTAGAATAGCGATCCTGCCCTGTTTACGGATCTCCAAGCATTAAACGATAGAGCGGTTAACCCTTGCTTGGCGCATAAGTAACAATATGCGCTGTATTTATCCCTGGCGCTCATAATCAATTGATCCTATATTCCATAAACTTATCATTTTGCAAGCGCACTAAAAAAGTGTTTTCGCTTGTTGGAATGTAGTTTGATGCGGGTTTATCTAATCTTAACCACGATCCGCCTTCAAACTGTACAGCATTAGATTGGCGCTTGATTACCCGCCTATCTAACCCGATAAGATCATTAGATCCATAATCATGCCTAAGCATGGTTATTGAATTGCCTTCAATTAGTTTTCTTTTAATATCAGCAAATGTTTTCATGCTAAAACCTCCAATAGTTAGGTAATTGATCATTAAATAATGATCCAATAAGCGCCTATTTCTAAGCGCTTATTAGTCAATACTTAAGCGGCTACTTGGTTAGTTATGCAATCTAACCCGTTGATGTAATCGGCTGCTTTTTGAGCTAATGCTGCTGCTTTGAAAATTGCTTGATTGTTTTCACGCAAGCAAGTAAGCCAATTTTGGATATATCCAGCATGGCGCAATTCACCCTGAATTTGATAATCTTGGCATAGGAAAGCCGCTCCAAGTTCCGCTACTAATTCCTCGAAAGCATATTTGCTATTCCCGAATTTCCCGCTCATATCACGATCTAAGCGATGTTTAGCGCCGCTCCAGTGTGTAAGCTCATGTAGGATTGTGGCGTAGTAGCTAGCATCATTATCAAAAGTATCTCTGTTAGGCATCCCGATAAAATCACCAGTAGGCGAAAAGAAAGCCGATCCGCCGCCATGCTTGATATTTGCGCCAGTTTTCAAAATGCGATCATCAAGGGCGGGTTGTGGATTGTAAACTCTAGGCGAGATAGTAGGCTTTTCAAACTCAACGCCCTCTACTTGATCGGCATTAAATACATAGTATGTTTTTAAGCAAGAATAGGCAAAACTCTCGCTTTCGCCAGTGCTAGCGTTTTGCTCTGTTTTGACTACTGGCTTATAGAAAACAATCTTAATGCCCTTTTCGCCCTTTTTAACAGTGCCGCCTAGATCTTGCCATTGCTTGAATGATCCATAGTAAGGCGATTGATAACCTTTAAAGTGTGTCATCATGCCGAGAATTAAGCGATTGATCCCGTTATATTCCTTTTTGCTTACTATGTTTTTCTCTACTGAACTATCGCTTTTCCAAGGTTTAACCCAAGGCATAGCGCCCTTTTCGATCTCACTAATGATTTGATCGGTTACTTCTTGATAGATTGAATTTTGCATAATATCCTCGTTAGGTTAGGTTTTATTACTTGCTGCTGTTGTTGTTTAAATAGAGATCTGGCTGCCATTCCTGCCAATTGTCATAAATTCTGATCTCGTATCCATACATCCCATTTTCACAATGGAATACACATTCCCAAGGCGTTAAACCCTGATTTGTTGCTGCTTCATTGGCATCTGATTTGCTGCCATAAGTAGCCAATACTCTGAATGTAGGTGTTGCCATAGATCCTCCAATAGTTAGGTTATGAGATTAGCTCTCATAGGTATGATTATACATAAATATAGAAATATGCAAACAATCAAACAATAATTTTTTCTATCGTTGTTTAAAAACCAATAGTCTGATACTATGGCGCATAGCTATACTTCTATATACTATAGATCTATATAGCTATTTTCTAGATCATCTAGGTATTTATAAACTATAGTCTGTCATATAGGTTAGTAAATATA